CCTGGGGCTCCTGCACTCTCTTTTTCAGCGCGAGCGTTGGTAGAGAGAGAACCGATTAGCTTCTCTGGAGGTTTCCTATGACACGTCTGCGTTCTAGGTCAGACTCACGTCTGATACCGGTCGTTTACGTGCATCCTGATTACCCATCAGGAGGCTCCTACTTTTCATGGCGTACATTCAACCATATTGAACATATGGAAGATGTATCGCGTCCTCAAGATCGACTAACCAATGTCGGTTCTTGGGTAAACGCTTGTCGACATGAGAAATGGACCTACCATGGTAAGGTATACCAGGATTGGAGTGGGGACTACGGTTTGAATCATCATCCCGTATTGATTGGTCCCCTGTTGGAAACCGACGTCCTCCAGAGTATGCTGCCCACGCTGCCTGTAGGTGATCGCAACGATTTACTCCTTGAAGCGTTTAACGCTTTTACGGAGGTGTGGCCCGAGGAAATCTCGGCCGCAGAGACAACGCAAGGTCTTCTGGATCTGAAATCTATGATCCCGAAGTTCTCTGGCAATATCGTTAGCGATCTCGCAGCCCTTCACCTCAACAAAACGTTTGCCTGGGACTCGCTAGTCTCAGACTTTCGTGCGTTGGGGTCACTTGCCTCAAGCGTGGAAAAGCGCTTGGTCTTCTTGCGAAAGACATATGGCAAGCCCGTCCCACTTCGGTTCCGGCGCGACAACATTCTCCAGGCAAACCTGGGGTCCGAAGTCGTTCTAGAGCCTGTGCGTGGATGGGGGGTTAAGTATATCCTACGCGGTTATCGTCTTGGGTTTCACGCCACCGCTACATTGCGGCAGCTCATGTCTCACCTTGACGACGCGATAGGGTATCTGCGGGGGTTCGTTGGAGCAATCGGAGGTGCTAATCCACTCAAGCAGGCTTGGAACTTAGTTCCTTTGTCTTTTGTTGTGGACTACTTTTTCAACATCTCCGGTCGCTTGGATGCCTTAGCCCGTCTCCGCCCAGAAGAGCCGTGGGAACTCTCTCGAGTTACCCATAGTTTTCGAGAAGCGGCAGTTTGGGATATTTGGCAGACTAATCCACACATCATCGATGGTCCGCAAACACCGGATCAATACCTTGGTACTGTGGTGAAAACGAACTACGAGCGTGCTCTCGGTCTCCCTTGGACAGCATCCATGTTTGATCTGTCTTCGTTGAACCCAGGACAGCTGGGGCTACTGTCAGCTCTTGCAGCT